CGAGCGACGAACGGACGCAGTACCTTCAGCGTAGCCAAGGAGCCGGCAATAGCCGCGTCGCGAGCACGTCCGCGATCGTTGGCCTTACCGTCGCGCGCAGCGGCGTCTTCGAGCTCTTCCTCGCCAGACTCCACTTCTTCCTCGCCCGGTTCGCCCTCGACGTCTTCGCACTCACACTCAGCATCACCAAGTCCGCACTCGGGACAGGTTTCACTATCAGCAGCGTCGGTCTCCTTGTTGATAACCTGCTCCAGTGCGCCAACGTCGCCAGCGGCAACATCCGCATGCTCCGGCTCTTCCTGTTCTTCGCCGAGATATTCATCGAGAAGGGCACGAAGTTCGGTCATGTCGGCATCCTTGCCTTTGCGATCCATCATGGCGTCCAGCGCGTCGTGCATCTTCTTGCGCCCGGCATCCACGGCTGGCGGCTCAACGTCTTCGTCCGGCGGATCGCCTAGATCGTCCTTAGCACGCTTGTCCTTGGCCTTGCCTTTGTCGCGCTGCTTGGCTCTATCCAGCTCGGCAAGGGATTCCGGTTCACCCTCTCCATCATTGGCTCGAGCACGATTGCTCGCGGACGGTTGGTTCATTGCCTCCACCGCCGTCGCCAACTCTTCTGGAGTTGCGTCGGCCGCGTAGCTTTTCAGCCCGAGACCCAGCAACTGCTTAAAGATGTTTGCCACAGGTTTAATCTCCTTCTTGGTTGGTACTGCGGTTGAGGTTGACGACGTCGCCGCCCTTTCAACGGCGGGCGGCGCAGGTGGTTCTAAAACTGCTTCCGGTGCAGCGTCCATGATACGAGCTTCTGGACCCGCACGACCCTTCGGCACAACAGCGAGGTGATTAATCACCATGTCCGTCTGATTGATACGGTCGCCGTCCTTGGCAATGGCATAGTCGTAGCCAAGACTAAGTTCTCGCGCCTGCTTATTCTTAACCTTGGACAGAAGAGGTTCGGCCGCGATGATGATGTCTGCAATCATCGGCCAATCACCGGAATCCATCGGCTCCTTGCCCTTACGTACATTCTGCAAGTGACCGCGCGAGTACTCCGTGAAATTTTCCGGATCTACAAATTCCGGAGGGTGGTTGTCGGTGACTGCCTGACCCTCAGCAGACTTCAACGTATCCGGGTGAAATACTTCCTCCGCTGGACGGTAAAGATCAATCTCTGCATTGGGATTGGACAAATCCACGCCCATGTCTCGAGCAGCTTCCTGCGGAAGATCGCTGACCTTGTAAGTCTGGAATCCGGTGCGTGCAATAACGCAGTCACGCGCAATCAGCGTGCCATTCGGCATTTCCTCCAGATGCTCAGAAAGAGGAGTTGTGAAATATCCGCGCATCGGCTTACGCTCCTACCGGGATGGGAAGTACGGCATCCTTCGTCGGTTTCTTAGGATAGTGCTGCTCATTCCACTTAGAGCCGTTCTTCTTTAGCTCAGCTTCTGACTCAGCCTGTCGCGCAGCATTGTACTTCTCAATCACTGGATGTGTGTCGAATGCGCCAAAGTGTTCGCCGTGCTTAGCCTTACGTTCCATCTCATAAATGGCTTGCTCGGCGTCACGCTGACCAGTCTTGTCACGCTCTTTCTTGAACGCTTCCAGCGCCTTCTTGTACTCAGCAAGAGCAGCCTTGAACTTACCGTCCATTTCCAACTTACCACCGCTACGCATGAGCGCATTGCCGGCTGGCACCGTATCCTTCGCCGGTCGTTTGCTGCGCGGAATCAGCTTGGCCATCGGCGCGGGATTGACGCGGATGGGTTTCACTTCGGAGTCATTTACCTGTTCATCATCGAAAGATTGTTTGATCCAAGTGAATATTTCTTTTGCCGTATGGCCTTCCATCACAGTCTGTTCGACAGTGGTACGTCGAATTTCTCGTGTTGGGATGTGCGCCTCGCGAAGCATGGCGTAGACCTTGTCCACGACCGCTTTCTGCTTCGGAGTAATTACGTCGTCCTGCGCTCGACGCTCCACTTCCTTCAGCGCTTCGGGCTCCGGCGCTGGACCCAACGGGATGGGCCTTACTTGTCCGGTCTTCTTGCGCGCAGCGGCGTAAGTCTCGGCGTAGCCGTCTTTCATTTCGCCAGAGTTACGACCGCCACCTCCGCCAGATTCCTCACCGTCAATATAGACAGTGAACCATGGGTACTCCTCACCTTTCTTATACAATCCAGCCTTCTTGACTGCTGCGTCGTACTGTGCGTCGTACTGTGCGTTAGTTTTAGCTGTGATCTTGAAGAATTGTCCAGGCTTCTTTTCAAACTCCAGGTAAGTACCTTTGGGTGGCGGCGCGGCGTCCTTCCCGAACTGCTTCTTGAATCCCTCCGGCGTGGTCTTCTTTCCGTAGATGCGCTGGACGTCCTCCTTGGACGGCGCGGCGAAACTGGTCAGTACGCGTGGATTGGGATTCGGGTTGGTGGCGTCCTCGCCGATGGGGAGTACATCCTCCGCTCCCGCTTGCGCTTTCGCACGACGCCATGCTGCCTGTGCTGCCTTGAAATCATTAAGAGCATCTGATTTCTGCTTAGCAGTAGCCTTCGGATCTTTCGAGATTTTGGTGTAATACTCTTCGACTTCAATCAGCTCTTCGCTAGCGTAACTTTCATTCTCCGAAGAGTCCTCCGCCCCAGCCGCGCGGAACGTCTTGGCCAGCGGCCACTCCTCGCGCCTGCCGCCAACGGCGACGATCACCTTGTTGCCCTGGACGTGAACCACTTCGCCCACGCTGCCGCGAGAGTTGTGCACGCGCGCGCCGTTCTCGAACTGCTCGGCCTTGGGGGCGAGGGCGGATACGTCCTTGGCCTTTGATTGCGCGATGCGGCGTTCCACGGACTCCTTCTCGCTGAGCCAGGTGCGAATGTCCTTCTCCTTCTCCTGCGCGCCGTAGCGGTCGCCACGCTGAAGGCAAGCATCGTACTTCTTGCGCAAGTATACCAGCGTCGACTTGATATTCTTCAGTCGCTGCGCATCATCCATTTCGTCCCTCCCGTCCGCGAACCAACCGCGCTCGTTGTGCTCCCCGGACGGCGTCGGGACCGGGTCCACACGGATGGGTTGGACGAGGTCTACGTCGTTCGCTTTGGTAACTGACTTCAGCGGTCCCTTGAACGTACGACCTTCATTATTCTTGATGTACACCGTATCACCTTCAATCTTTGTAACTACGCCTTCAAAGCCAGCGCCACCTTTCGTACCGAAACCAAGGTGAACTTTGTCGCCAATGTTTAACTCTGCGTCCCTCGTACGTCGGTCCTGCGACTTGGTGAGCCCAGCATTGTGCTTGGCCAACGCGACCTTGGTATCCGTCGGAATGGGCCGGACATCCGCGACGTCGTCGTAGGGTTTCAGCGGCTGGCGCGGACGCGAGGCGTGATGCTCGAAGCCCTCCTCTTCGTGGTCGTCTCCGATGGGAAGGACGGCATCCTTGGACTTACTGGATAGATAGGCATCGATCTTCTTATCACCGAACTCGGCGCGTAAGATGTCCCAACACAAAGTGGATTTGGTAGCCTCACGAAGATCTATGATCTTGTGATAACGCTGCATTATCGATTTCAAATCCTGTGTGGATCGCCCGCGTAGATCGCTGTAACGATTTTGTATTCTCTTGGTTTCCTCGTCGTCAGCGTCTTTCGCCTTGGGTACTCCGGCGGTGTGCAGCGCTATCGCAATGGCCTGCTTCTTAGGCTTGCCATGCTCTTCTTCAGTCTTGATATTCTTGCCTATGTTCTCTTTGCCTTTGAGCAAGGGCATTGCGATAGTCCTCTCTTAGTTGCCGGTGGTGAGGTTGACGCTGCTGGACGTGCCCGGTGCTCCGGTGCAAAGCGCCAAGTAGGTATTCGCGCCGATGCCCAGGTACTCAGTCTGACCCGGCATCACGACCAGGCCGGTGCTCATAGTGCATGTCACGGCGCTGGACGTTCCGAGTTTGACGCCTACCGGGTTATTGCCAATATTGGTAACACGTAGCGTGGTGTCGCTGGCGGGAGTGCCAGGAAGCAGCACTGCTGCGGCCGTAGGACCGGCGGAGCACCCGACGCTGGCGTCTGGAGTAAATGCGGAGGTGGGAATGAGTGCCATGGGATTGTTACCTTTCTCCTTGCAGATGTGGAGCGCGGGAATGGGATTGAACCACTGACCTCTCCGTTACAAACGGAGCGCTCTGCTACGCACGGCTGCACGTTGTTCCTACGCGCTACACCGTGTTCTGAGCTACCCGCGCATTTTGACGGTTACGACGTCGCCGGAAGCGGTGAGTACGTGCCACTCCGGCTCGTGAAACAAGTTCTCGCCCAGCGTACAGGTCTTCACCGTGGTGCGCTTGCCATTGGCTAGTTTGATTACATCGCCTGGACGGTAGGGAGGGATGGGATCGACAGCGTCGTACGAAGGCGCTTTGCCGTTACGTTTGCACGTCTCACAGTATTGCGCACGAATAGGAAGTGGATTCCCGCAACCGCGACATACTGCGTCGTACGCACGCAGTGCCTTGACGGAGGCGGTGTGCTCCATGCCGTCCGGTTCGGTGAGCTGCACGTGGAACGGTCCGCCTTGTCTCTGCGTGTTGCGACGAAGCGCCATCATGTCGGCGCGATCCTTTGCCTTGCGCTTCTTTACAGCCGAAGGATCATAACGCTTGGCCATTGACTGGTACCACGTACCATGCTGATTAAGCCAACGCTCATCACTTTCCGGCGGAAGCTTTCCAAGTACTTGTTGTGCCCAACTACGCATCTCTCCGCGCATTACACGAGATTCCCACAATACTTCGTCAGGACGTTGTGGCGGTGTACGTTCTTTGAATCTACGTTCCACTTCTACACGATACCTACTGGTATCGGCGTCGTTCCACGGCTCCGCGTCCTTCCCTCCGCGCCGCTCCATTACCCCGCACTTGGCCAACAATCGTTCCCATTCCTTGATCTCGGCCTTATAGCCGTCGGCCTCGCGTTGACGCTCCGGCGTGAGCGGCTGGGCGGACTCAATCATCTGCACCGTTGCCTTGAGATTGGAAATGATGGCGCGCAGGTTGGGCGCGTCTTTCGGCGACCAATCATACAGCGGAGGACGGGCGTCCTTTATAGGCGCGATCGTCGGTAATCCAGTTCGCATTTCTCCAGCGTCCTTTGCCTTTACACGCCATACGCCGTCTTCATTTACAGCACCATGCGTCTTTGCCAATTGCTGCCACGCATGCTCAGCACCAGGAGACCTATGCTTGTCTGTGCTTACTAATTCGGTGATGCCATGAGTAGCAGCTTGTTTAACAAGTTCCGTATAAAGATGCTTACCAAAACCCTTGCCAACAAGACTTGGGTTTACGCGTGCAGTTGTAATACGCCAAGCATTTGAGCCACGTACTTTGGCAACTCCAGCCTCACCTATCTTCTTTCCATCAAGTTTTACGTTTACCTTACCGCCAGTCTCAGGTACCCACCCACCTTCAACACCACGACCTTTAATGAAGCGTGATGTAATGTTAGTATCCAACGCCTTAAAATTTGGCTGGTCATTAGCAGGGATCAACAAGCCCCACCTCAGCGGCTTCACCACGCCGCGACGCGGATCGTCGCTAATTGGGTGCGGGTCGTGTGCAAACGCGCCGTCCCTACCCACCACCGCGTGCATCCCGCCGCGCGGACTGACGCCGCAGATTACGTGATAACCTACCGGAATTGGCGAGTCGTCCGTGATGGGAATCTCTTGGTAACGCAGGTTGTACGGCGCTAGAAATGCGTTGACCTGTTGCTCGTTGGTGTTGTCCAGGTCCGGGACACTAGCCTCAGATAGTTCCAGGATGGAAGCTATACATGCCGGAAAGCAGCGTCCATCCTCACCGATGCGCGACTGCGTTACCGGACGCATGCGTATACCTGCGTCAAGAGCGGTTCGTCGTTCAACACGCACAATACCAACTCCGTACGACTTCCTTGACCGGTGGCGTCGCAAAGCTGAAAAATGTGATTTTTCACGGCGTTCATAGACAATCCGACCTCCTTCGCGATCGAATCGTTGCTCATACCCAACAGTAGCAAGCGAAGCAGCTGCCGCTGACGTTTGTTAAGGTGTATGTTCACACGTGCACCGGCCAGTGCTGGATACGCGCTAGTTCTAACGCCGCGATGAGAATCCACGCCACGAAGAATACAACAACTGTGATAAATGCAATTAGAATTGCGCTCTTGAGTTGGGTCATACAGGTAACGTCCCCGTAAGTTCATCACCGCAAGGTTGATGCAGGTTAGCCGAGGCCAGCCATGCCTTGAACTCGCCTATAGGCATAGGCGTGAAATCCATGAACACTTCTTCGGCCTTGTGATGTCCGGCCTTGAACGCACGCAAGGCGTCGCCCTGCGTCGCGAAGTTCATGAATACCTTGGACTCGTCGAAGGATGCCTTTTTGCCGAGTGTCGATTGATCGAAGACGTAGACCCAGTCCGACGACGGATCGTCGCCCAGTGCGATGTCCAGGCTGTCACCATCGGCTCCTTCGATTCCCTTGAAGTAGCCATAGTCATACGGAAGTACTTGACTCCACTTCTTACCGTCCGGCGTAAGTCCGTGACGCGGATATCCCTTGGGCGTCTCAATGACTACCTTGAATCCATGTACTTCGCGCTCCGGCCCAGCGCCGTCAGAGTCTGCGGCTTTACCCTTGACCTTGGATGTAGGTGCAGGTTCCTGCTCCTGTTTCTCCTTGCCCATCTCGCGAAGAACTTTCTGCGGACCGCTAGCGGCTTCCAGCTGCGGCTCGCCACCGGATTCTTCACCGAACAAGCCTTCTCCGAGTTCACCCTCGCTCTGTACCTTATTACTGAGCGTGGCTATGAACTCGTCTGTAAGGTTAGTACCAATGCCGGTAGCGTCGCTGGATTGCTTGACTTCCTTCGCACCAATCTGCGGCGACATGATGCCGCCATTCATGTACACGGTTACCGTATCCGCGACAGACTTGGCCAGCTCGGCCTTCTCCTTTTCATCCAGAACGCGAACGGACGGACAGGTAAGATCGAGGTCGTCCGGTACTTCACCCAATTCCGACATGCATACGACGGGATACAGCTTCTCAAGCTGCGGTACCATGTCCGTGGACTGATCTTGTGCAATCTTTTCCTCGTAGATACGCTCGTCGGCGTCGTTGGACTGTCCGAGGCCCGTGATGGTGCGTCCCCACAGGCGCGTAACCGGGATGCCGGAACCGCCGGAAAGATCAAGCTGGAACTGCTGATACACATCACTGAGTCCGCCGAATGTGTATGCCGTGGATTCTATGGACCCTTCGGCCGGCAACGGAACCAGCGATTGATTACTTATCAGGTGATTAACAGCCGACATACGCGTCTCGAAGTTCTGCGACGCTTTTTGCGATGAACCTAGTCCGGAAAGCAAAGATGCTAGATCCGGGAACTTCATGCCTAGAATGTTAGCCCTGAACGTGAGGCTCAGGATATTCCAGGACATGTTATCCAGCTTGCGGATGGCCTCGTAGATAGGTTCCAGGACAGAAATACCCCACCATGTCTGCGCTTCGACTTCAGGCGTAGGTACAGTAGGACCTAGGAAACGTAGAATGCGCGTGCTGTGTACGCGGAAGCTTTCTCCACCATTAGCGCGCACGCTGTAGTACTCCGGCTTAGAGAAGTCCAGCGGACGTCCCATGTCCGTACAGATTTCGCCATCAGGATTGATTCCAGCCCAGCGATCGAACGGAATCAGCCCTTGGTACCCGCCGATCTCGACGGTGTCCAAGTCCAATGGCTGGTCCAGCTCCTTCTCATGCCCCTTGATGGCGATTAGCGCACCGGCTCCACCGAATAGCCGTGCCCACTTCATAGCGGTGAGCATTTGCGCCTTGGTGCCGGTACGACGGATTACACGATCCACCTTGGTGATGTCTTCCGGCGTGATATCGCTAGTAAGCTTGGGCCAAGCCTTGACCATATCGTTGGCAGGCGTGTCGATGATGCGCCGACTGATCCAGTGATTACGATACAGCGTGATGAGCATCCAGTAATCATAACTGAACCGAATTAGTTCGTACGACGCGCCTTCAGCCAAAGACGGAGTGCCGAAGCCCATACGAGCCGGTGCGTTAGTAAAGTAGTCCATGACCGACGCCATGCGTGGGTCGGTCTTGCCCTGGAGGCCCTTGGCTACAGCTTGCTCGGTGAAGGAGGGTTTGGTGCGACGACTGAAGTTCTTACGTGGTAATGCCACCGCGCCCTCCTTTCCTATAATTGATCAGTTTCACTACGCACCAAGTCTTCTTCAGCCAGCCACAATACACGCGACTCGTCGTACGGTACCGGCTGTATTTCAACCTCGTTGTTGCGGACGAACGCCCAAAGCAGGCGCTTCTCCGGCGCTACCATTTCGACAAGTATGGAAGCATCCACCTCGTACCCGTTGATAAGTAGTACGTCGCCCGGTGACACCTTTATCCTGCGGGAGCCCAACGTGGCCATTGCTATTCTCCGACGACGCCTGTACGAAAAAGTGAAAGTGGCGCACCTAACTTACTACGCCGTAACCCACCCGGTTCCGATACAGAGTACGGGAGCTACCACTGCGCCGCCAGAAACGTAAGCACCAAGGAATGTGGGCGTAGTAGCGTCGCTAACCACGGCTCGTGCGCCTTTGAGCGCGGCGGTCGCGGCTGGAAGCGGGGTGCCGCCCGCGGAGTAGATAGTAGTGGGCGGCGTCAAGCCGGAGGCGCCACCGGCGACGGCGTTGCCGTTGTACTTCAACGTTGTACCATCGTCGGTCAACAGCGAAGCGCTGAGCGTGCTGATACCGGTAGTGGCTGTAACCTTTGGCAAGATGTTGGGTTGAAGGCCGACGTTGTCGTAGTTGATGTTACCAAGATTCTGCATGTTCGTCTCCTACATACTTAGTAAGTAGTTGATGTTCTTGAAGGCCACGCTGTACGCCGACGATTGCGCGCCAATACACTGCTGCAGTTGTGTAACAATCTGATTTGGCGTCCATCCCACTTGCCCGGCAGGGACGTTCTGCATGGTGGTCGGAACCAAGTACTTCTTTCCAGCTACCGTGACTGCTAAGACGCTACTAGTGCGCGCCGCATAATTCAGGGCATAGTCAATCTGCACTGGAGTCCAAACGTTGGAAGCAGGCGGCGAGACGATGATGCCGGTGTCCTTCCATGGATTACCGATCTGGAACATCCAACCTTCGGCGATGTTGAATTGCGCGCTGAGGTCGTACGTCCAACCAGCAGAGTCCGTGACTTTAGTGTCGGTCTCTATGACCTGCGCAACTTCCGCCGTGCAGTCGTCGATACTGAGTGCGTACTGTAGGCTTATCGTAGTGAACAATGACCACAGCGGATTCACGAACTTAGCCAGCCATCCAGCATACGCAGCGCCGCAGCAGTAAAGGCGTAGTTGGCCAGCCGTCTGTACCGGTGCGTATCCCGAAGGCGCTACCGGGTTGATAGTGGATCCGACGTTCTCCGTCCAGCCTGCTGATAGCTCGAGATTGTTAATTTGAACCTGCACAAATGCCCTTCTTGTAGCAGGTCCAGCCGTGCGCCTTCATATCTTCCAGCGTGTACGTGCGAGGAACGCTGGAATCGCTGATAGAATTCACCGGCGGACATGGAGGCTGGTTCGAACCGCCGCAACCACCAATAATCGGCTTAGGCATGTTTCTCCTTTACTCAGACGTCGCGTGCTGCGGCTCCAGTACCTGTGAGTGCGACTGATTCACTGCTGTGTGGCGTTGGTACTCCTTGTACGTTATCCAGGCCATGAATATCGATACAAGCAGCGCGGCCAGCGCTATCAGTATGTTTTGCCGACTGATGCGCCTGTTGACCTTGGTGTTGGCCGTGTCCAGCGCGAGCTGTATCTTGGATGCCTCTTGCGCAGCTAGTCTGGCCTTCTCTTCATCAGCCCGCTCACGCTCCGCCCTGATGATCTTCTGCTCCGCTACGTAGTCCTCCACGAGGCCCACGCGCCGTGCGATGTCCTGCTGGTTACTCAATAGGTCCGCTATGTGTCGCTTGTCCTCGGCGCGCGCCCGTTGCAGGTAGCCTTCGGGCTGGTTGCTGCCGTTGCTCCACAATCCTAACATCCAGGATTGCACCTTCGCTAGCGCCTCTTGCATCGGTTTCAGCTGCGCGGCTATTTCGGCAGCTATCAGCGCCTTGTCCGCGTCGTCGGCCTTCAGCTGGTTAGCCAGCTCTGCGGCCAGCGCCTTTACTCCGCTGGCCTGTTTGCCGTTATCTGCGTCGTCAGTAGGCAATGCCTGGCCCGCCTTGAATTGAATTTAGCTCCACGTTCCACATCATGCCGCTCTGGATTCCAAATTGACGGCTATTTGTTTGAATTGCTGCTTAGTCATCATACTGACGCGACCATGCCAGTAAACACGAGTGGGGAAAGTGATGTCATCCAAGGTAAGAATTGGAATCTGACTGCAACGACAGTTGTACGTACCACCCGCATGATAGTGCCCAGCTGCGCGCTCTCCGAACAGTAGGTCTGGATCTGGAGGCTGGCTCCAAGGCACGATAACGTTGTGCATCTTCTTGTGACTAGCGCGTACACGTTGATCTTCACTCGTAGCCCACTGATAGAAGTCAATGGAAAGATCTTCGCAACGCGACTGCGTCAGCGCGAGACTGGCCTTGGCCGTCTCCGTACGTGATACAAGGTTGATACGACTGCTGAGTAACTCCGGGAACCGGGTACGAAGCATCTTGGAAATGGTACCGGCACGCGCACCCTGGAACGTAGCTCTCTGGACTTCCTCGCTCAGCTTCTGCGCAACTACTAGCGGAATGGACCGTATAAGCGCTGCATTCTCACGTATGATGATGCTGACGCGCGAACCGGTAGCTCCCTGCATCTCAGATTCTAGAAGACGAAAAAGTCTTCTGGACTGCTGACTTCTTGCAGCCGCAGTGCGCCAGGATTGCGCGTTGCGAATGCTGACCCACTTTATCATCTTCCGCGCAAGGAACTCACTAGCATCTTGCACGTCAGGGCGGCGACTACGTTCCGCGAGCTCTTCCTGCCATTCCTGGAAGGACTGCTCCGGCCGCTTAGGTGGAAGCATGCGCTTGGCAATGGTACGCATGCCCTGTTCATACTCGCGCTGTAAGCGCTGCGTGGGATGGAACTCGGGAGGCTTCTTGGCTGGCATAAGATTTACACCAACTGATCGATTATGCTTTTCGCACTGACTACGCTGCCGGTGTGGTTCTGTATCGTGTATCCATCCTTCTTAATACAGAATCCGCCGCCACGCAGTTCTATGATCAGGTAACCTTTGTAAGCTGTGGAATCGCCTGGTGCATCCGTCGCAATCGCTGTAACCGGCTCTTGTCCACTACCTTTGCACTGATACTTCTTGTTAGCCGGATCCACCTTGAAGTTCTTCTGCACTCCGTAGAGCCAAGGACGAGTATGCGCGGCAATGCGGCCTTCGACCAGAGCCATCTGTTGGCCGCACTTCGGACAAGGCGCAGCCGTATTGGACTGCGGAGCTATCTTCCAGGAACGAAATTTTGGCGCTGCGTTGGCTTGCTTCTCAAGCTTCGCCATGGTGCTTTCGCCCCAGCGCTGCGCTTTCTTAGGACTAGCGAAGCCGGCACGTTCGGCCGTGTTCTCTCCGTACTTGACGCGCGTCCTCAAGGAGCCGGTGATTGGCTCTACGGCGATGTGCTGGATGGCGTCCTTGGTAGGTTTCTTCGGACGCGGATTCAGAAGTCCCTGCGGACCCTGCACGTTGCGGCACTGGATGGACGGGTCGTGGTCGTTGTCGCAGTAGGGACAGGGATTGCTGATGCGCTCGGAAGGACGCGTGCGCATGTCTTTCGCATTGCCAAGATGCTTGTCAATAGCTTGTTTGGCTAGCTGTACAGCGCCATCTTCTGACCAATAAGTGAAGTAACGAGGACGGTTAGAAAGACCTTCGACAATCACCGCACCTTTACCACTTGACTCTGACCGCGCAGCACGCTTAATCTTGAAGCCGCGATACTCTTCAAGCAATACCGCAGTACTCCTCGCATCGAGAACCGCGTCCAGGGCACGATGAGCGCGAGCACGATTCAATGAGTTACTCCTGCCTGAGCAATTGCATGAGCGTACTCGGCCGGTATCCAGAGGTATTGGAAGAAGGTTTGCGGTTCCAAGTGGTTGGTCTTCACCTTGCAGACAGCGCCGTGCGCCAGACGCAGCTTGATGATACCTTCCACCGGAGCTCCGGCGTGCTTGAAGCGCTCCAACAGAAATTGGTTGTAAGCGTCCGGATCGCATTCACCCTGCTGCGCGGCGTACAACATCCGTATCTCGAACTCCTCCACGCGGATGGCGATTGGCTTGTGGAGCGAGTGCGGAATCGGTCCCCGCGCGTAGGCCTGGACTTCGTCGGGCATGGCGGCGCGGTCGCCCCACTTCTGCATGTCGATGGAAGGAACGTTGTTATCAGACGTCGGCATCGCAGCCTCCTAGAAATAGAAATGCAAGTATCGCGATCAATAGCTTCACATACCCTTCTTCATTGCTACGTTCGCAGGCGGTGGCGGAGGTCCATCTATGAAGAAGTGTTCCGTGGACGGCGGACACTCCTCCTTCTTGGCATTGGCGAAGATCACGCCTACGGCTGCTACAGCCGCGAATACGATGAGGCCGAACTCCCACGCGGTCATGCCGGCACCTGCCTTCCGGCCACCTGCACGAAACCCACTACGGCGCGCTCCTTGATCACCTGGAGCCTATCTTCCTCCAACCAAATGGAGAGCGGAATGCATCCCGGCTCGGTGTTGCGCGCGTGCACACGGCAAGAGGTGGCCTCGTACAAACACTCCATGCGAGCCAATACGATTCCCTGTATGCCGGTTACTTCGTCCTTGACTTCGTCGCCTAGGTTGATCATCAGAAACCTCGTGGCTTGGGTCTGTAGTTCTCGAGATTGTATCCCGACGCCTGGTTGCGCGCCGCTTCCTCGTCGGCCTTGTACGCCTGGTACCAAGCCAGCAGCGAAGCTATCAGTGCTACGACGCCGAGGGAGTCTTGGGCCTTCGTAATTTTCTTAATGTGTAACTCAGCATTTACTTCGCGAACGCTGCCATCAGACATCTTCACACGTACCCAGCCAGCATCTTCGCCGCCAAATACATGCATAACTACTGCAGGCGAGCCATCCACAAGTACTTTCTCGCCTTTACTGAAGTTAGTTGGCCTCTTTGCGAACGACATTAGCGGTCTCCTTCCGTAAAAAGACGGTGCGTAGCGACCCGGTCAAGGCACCACGCACCGCATAGGAGAAAGTTACGAGATCTGCGCGAACGTTCCGCCGGTGACGTCGTCCACGATGCCGTTCTCGGTCACGGTGCCGCTGACGGTGGCGACGGTGCCGTCGGTGTTGGTGTAAGTCCAGGTGACGGTGATGGCCTCGCTACCGCCGACGGGCGTCGCCGTGGAAGGAATCACGGACTCGAACGTAGCGCCCGTAGGATCGTCGGTGAGATCGATGGACACCGGGAAGTTGGTAGGGTCGCTGGAAGTTACTGCGGCCTGCGCTCCGACGAGCGCGAACGGCACTCCGCTGAACGTGGGCGTAACCAGGAACTTTACTGTTTGTCCGGGCTGGATGGGATTCATATCAGGATCTCCTTGCTGGGTAATTACGCCACCCAGAACGCGGTTAAATTCGTTTTCAAGTCGACGATCGATGCGCTCCAGTAATCTTACTACCTTGCGCACCTCTTCAATCAGCGCGGCTGCTATGTTATCGTGCACGACGCGCCTCCGTATTCATAGATCCAAGGCAACAAGTAGTTTGGAGTTGGGAGTCCGGGTATCTAATCCGAAGCTCCCAACCTCGCCTCTCACAAGGCTACTCGCAAGGCTCCATCTCAACCATCTTGCCGGCCAGTTGATGCGTGGAGTCCGTAAGAAAATTGAGCCTGCCGTCGGTAACTAACAAGTGACAGCGCGGATAACCGCCGTCGCCGTTCTTGTTGATAAGAAGCGACGGCGTAAACGTCGGCTTCTCATAGTTGCCATTCCAAGTCCAGCTTACGGGCCTGCCTTCGCTATCCGGCATGGTCCGGCCGTTGACGGCCACAGCATGTCCGTACTTACACCCGGGACAGTGGAATTGCAACAGCTTCGGCGCTAGTTCGTGAAGTCTCCCAAGCTTCGGCATCAGTCCTCGTCGCACTTACTGTCGATAGTGCATCCGTACTTGTCCATCACGATGATGGTCTCCACGTGCATATTCAGGCCTGTACTGAGCATCTCGTAGTGGATGGCAATTACGTATTGTAAGTCGTCTTCTTCGACTACGCAGATGTCCGTGCTTTCGAATCCGAAACAGGCCATTGTCGTATCACCAATAACAGCGCGGTCCGAAACTGAAACTCATAGCATTGTTCGCGTAGCCCGGGAAGTGATTCCACTGGGCTTCGAACTGCATTCCTACGGCCCAACCAAGCGTGTAGTTGATGAATACACCCGCTCGTTCTCCGTAATGAAACGCACTGCTTGCTTTGACGCCTCCGAAGCTGACAGTGGGTCCCATCTGGAACTTAGAGCCGCTCAACGAGCTGTGATTCTGTACGAACGTCGATAGCGGCTTTATTCCAAGGTCGGCGCGTCCGCCTATGAATGAAACCTTACTACTTATGATCGCAGTTTCACCGATGCTGAAAGGATTCAAGGCAGCTACCAGCGCGTCCGTCTCCGATCCCGTAGCAGATCCATTGCTGATGAAGGTAACCGGCAACGCACTCATCGTCATCGTAGTCTTGGAAGGCTCGGGAGTTTGTCCATGCATTACCAAGGCCGCTGCGAGTGCAAACATCAAGATGGTCACTCTTACAATCATCAATTCTCCCCCTTCACGCGCCACACCGGGATCTTTCCATGTACGCCGTACCGCAGGGCGTCAGGCTCGTCGTCTTCCTTCTTGAGCGGCTGCTCTTCGCCGCGTCGTGAGGCCTTATCGTCCCACGCGTAGGTCGGTATGCGCTTACAAAGACGCGGACAGCCGGACTTGCTGATCTTCAGCATGCGGCGTGAGAGAAGAGTAGAAACAGTGTGTATACCCTCGGCCACGGAGTTGTCAGCATCTACTACCCAGAACCCATCCAGTAGTAGCTGAGCTCTAAGCGACGCAGCTTCCGGCGGAACGCGTACTTCGCAGCCTAGAGCTCCGAACGCCTTCAAATCCTCGGAGTACTGTCCATCCGTCTTCTGACGGCGCTCCAGCTTGCTATCCCACACCTGCTCCCGCGTGCACCATATAGTGTCACCATCATCGTAGAACTCCAGGTGAACCTGCGGGTGATCCACGCCAGCGTCAATCGAGAACCAATGATCGACGTACCCACCACGTCCTCCCGGGCTAAGTAACGGCGTCGGAGGGTCGTCGTAAGTGTTCAGCTTGTCGTCCCAACTATCGCGGTAGATAGAACCTTCCGCTACCACCCAAAGACCATCGATGTAGCGTAGCCGGAAGACACCGGTTTGCGACGCGATGATGTCGGACTTAGCATCAGGTGAAATATTGGGATTGTCATCCAGGGTAAAGTGGATGACCTCCAGCTTATCCGACGGGAAGATGTCGATGACTTCGGACTTCAGGTAGCTGTACGGATTTCCCGGGTTGGTAGTACCTAAGAAGCGCGCGCCGTCAGGCGACATACGCATCCAGACTTGCGCTAGAAACGACTTGGGAAACTCTACGATTTCATCGCCGATGAATAGGCCGATAGTCGAACCTAGAATCTTCTTGTACGCGGCTTCGTCACGCGCTCCTACAACGAAGTACTGCTTACCGAACAACCACATCTCGCCGGTAGCCATGTTGTAGCTGTAGTTGTCGCGACCTACAATACCGAATAGGTCGATCAGCATGTTGCGATGGACGGTCTCCTTACTGACGCCGGCAATGAAGCGCTTACCCGGTACCTCGTAGTGACTGTACTGTGTAATCAGCTTGGCGTCAGCCATGAAGGTCTTGGAACTACGTACCGAGCCCTCGGCGATGGTGTACTTCTTGTCCAGCTTGGGCGGACGCATGATGAACGAATGCGCCTTGCGCCCAAACGGCTTCATGATTACTTGCTGCGGATCGAGAACTGCGTCCAGGGTGCTCATCTAGCCGGTCCGTTGCGATAATGCGCACGCCGTCCCTTATAGCTGCATGGTCGTCCATACGCAGCACCGCAGGTTTCACAAGGAGCCGTGATGTGTTCAGGCTTGGGGACGAACAAGCTGGAATTGAGGAACAGCGCTCCCGGTATCTCCGCCACCCTGTAGAACGTTTGTCCATCGTGACGTTCACGACCGATGACGGTTACCTGTCGTCCACCGCCACCTAAGCTCTCCACCATTCTAACGGTTCCGTTCTTCATTCCAACCACCAACCTATGGAGAACTCCAACAGCCAGAAGTCAATAATGAAACCATCACTAGCTGTTAGTGTGCGATAGTGCCTGTGAAAACGAAAATGTTGGTGCTCTGGATGAAGCTTGTAACTACCGCAGTTACAACGATCGTAAACGCGAACAAACTTAATATGCAGTCGCGACCAATCTAGCTTGAACCATGGGAAGCACACCTGTAGCTTCATTCTGCCGGTCCTGACTTCAGGGAGTCGAAGAGTGCCTGTAACTGCGGTGTAACGCCTCCGGATCCGGTCTCAGGCTGTCGGCCGTGCTTCTTAGGCTTGATGTGCGCTAGCGCCCACTTGTGAGTGTCAATCAGTAATTGCCGGTGACCGAGCATGTCGTACTCCTTATGCTCGACTACGTCTACAACATCTCCGTCCGCCGTAACGCGCTGACCACGAACAGTGATGACACCTGTTTGCGGCGTCCGTGCAATCTCTTCTATCAGCTCTTCGCGCTTGGCTACTGCGATCTGTTTCCCACGCGCGTATGCCCTGCAGATTTCAGATTGTTCGTTCGCTATGTGTCTCCACAAAGTTACTTCTGAAGGGAAGTTGTCACGCTGAGCAATCTCACTCACAGGTACACCAAGAATTACAGCATCTTCAAACTCCGCTACCAATTCAGGAGTTATCTCAAATACACGACCATCTTTCTTAACATCAGATGCTGGAGCAACTCTCTTCGCTGCATCTTTCAATGCTTCGCGACCGGCTCTGTATTCCTCTGAATTTACTTTACGTCTATTCTCTCGAGCGAGTTTTCCTGCCAGCTGTCGTATTACACGAGATGGGCGCTCCGCCTTTGAAGCTGACGCTGGCGCGCCTCGCTTCTTAGCGGTGGCCATGCTGTATCTCCTTGATGTTTGTTTGTTATCGCGAGCAGGCTTGCCTCGTCCTGCAATGGTGGCCCGTGAAGTCGCTGGATGACTTTGCAATGCTAAGTCTGTGCGAGTAACGTTACTCGCTTCGCTTCACTCTCAATCGCCACTCCCTAAACTATGGTGGGTTAGCGAACCCACCAACGAAGCTACCGGAACCACGATGAACCGTGTAGCTCTCATTGCCGCCGGATATTTGCCTCGATGCTGACGAGTGGGCTTGAACCACCGACCCTCGCACCCAAAATGCGTTGCTCTTCCAACTGAGCTACATCAGCTAGCAACTCCGACGAACACTTTGTACAGGGCGTACTCTGCGAATACCCAGCGAGATCAACCGCCCCGTAAGCAGGCCGTAACAACACCCGCCACGCTTAAATACGATGTGTGCCGTGATCGGCAAATACATTTCCAGGTATAGTACTCATAGCTTCCTTCGTAATCCACCCAGAAACATTTATCAAGCGTACTACCATCGGCAATCGCGTGCCATCTCTAGACTGAATAAACTGATAAGGTCCAACGAGGGCCTCTTTACGCTTTATATGCCTGTGATGTTTACAACAGGGCCACTCACCCCAATGAATCAATCTGTTCTTTTCAACATCTGATATCAAACACAGCTTACCACCCTGCGCACCACCTTTACGCTTCAACTTAGCAAGTACGTTACTAAACTCTAACTCAGGAAATATTACTAAAGGCTCAACACCGCGTCTGTCCGCGTTCAGTTTGATCAAACGCCTTGTTTCTTCCGTAGTGATAAAGCCTTCACCACCGGACCGTAAGTTGTATCCATTGAAGACCAGTGTATTACGTTCTACAATGAATTGTGTTTCTTTACTACCTACATCAATCAACGAACCTTCCCAAATTACACTGAACTTGAAGGCAGATACACCATACTTCCGTAAAGCACAATGAATGGGAAGTTCACTACCGCGCTCAGCAGCATGAATATGTTGATTCCAACGTAAATCCGGCGTTCGTAAACCAGTCCCGCCTACGTATTCTTTACTACGTAGTAAATTGTAGATGGAATAGACAAATCCACGCTCGTTCATCTGGACGGAGCCAACCCCCAAACACGTAGACCGATGACTACTGAGCCATCTGTATTTCGTGCTTGTACAGGTTTCCACATAGATTCTGCTACAGGCACCACCATGCTTACTGTTCCCTGTATCTTCGTACCTTCGCCGCCTAGAAATCTGTATAAGCCAGCTTCAGCACCTTCACGAGCAGCTGCCTGCTTCAAATGATGATGCGCTTTGCACTTGGGCCAAATTCCCCAATGCTCCAATCTGCCTGCTTCCTCCAAGGACAGTAAGCAAACTTCCAAAGATACCTCCAGCTAAAGGCACGCTTTGTGGTGTCGTAATTCCACTACGACAGATAGCGTCAGTCGTGAATGCATACTACGGACTGATGAAGAACACATAGCCGCGTAAAGGCTACGCTGCTCTTCAGAATCAGATTATACACAGCGCGATGACTACGCAAAGATGCAACAGGGTCACGAGCTCTATTCTAACGTGTCCGGCCATCATACGACTGGAGGTCAAATTCCACTCAAATCGCCAAGTGGCGTGGTGACATACACTTACTTGGAAACCGGCAGCCTTCTAAGTGAGTTTGAGTGAAGCTAAGTTCACTCGATTCATACACTTACTTAAATACTCAAATAGTTATTAGTTAAGTAGCATTGGTGTTTATGTAATTGTGTATTATATATTAATGGGGTCAATGGAAAAGGTTAGCTATAGTGGCAGGGATCTGAGTGGAATTTGAGTTTAAGTAGGTTGATGAAAAATAAACCACTTGCGGTCTCGTATTACTCAGAAACTCAAACTTTGACCTTAAACCCATTGGTTTATTGGACGCCGCCTGGAGCTAAACGGCCTGCACCGTCCAAGGTTTATAATAGGTGCTGCTACAAACCACCCTTAATAGAGAGCGGAGATTCGAAGATGCGAAGACTCGTGCTGGCTATAACTGTGTCTCCAGAGACGCAGCAGAAGCTGGAGTCCATTACACAGAAAGCCGGATCCGATTCAGCCTTGGTTACACGCCTTGGGTTGATCAATTCTGACACACCGGCTGCGCCCGTCGTAGATTCCGACGGCCTTAGTACGGAGAACTACGCTGTAATCACCAAGGAACTCGGAGGCGGCGTACCTGTAACTAAGAACAATCTGACGGAGCGCCTTAATTCCAGGCTGCAACATGGCGGTGAATCACGTGTGCGTGAGGTGTTGTACTACATCAAAAAAGCACGTCGTGATAACAGTAAAGCCGTACGTAGTGCTGCGCACGCAGCGCGTACGGTAGTTAACCTTAGTCGTGTTGCTGAAGCGCTTATCATTATTGGTGCGGAGAGCCTGGGAAATGCCGTCAGCGAAAGATCCTCGAAGTCCGGATTCGGTCAAAGCAGCTATGATGGAAAAGCTGCAAGAAAGTCTACTAACACCAAAACACGCAAGGCTCATGCAGCTTCAACCCACAACGGAAAGTCAGGCGTCGCAGCTTAACATACGTCCTTCCTTTGCCGGCTTCAAGATTCCGTACTTCGACATCAAAGGGAAGATGCTACCATTCTTCCGCTATCGGTTTTTACAGGACAGGCCCACGCGTGGATTCGCTTCTTTAGTAGAACCAGCCAAGGCTCGTAAGTACACGCAACCGGCCGGAACAGCGCCCGATGTGTATCTACCTCCATTACTGAACGGAGGCAACTCCTGGGCCAAGGTTGCGAAGTCCGACGAGCCCTTGATCATAACGGAAGGAGAATTGAAAGCGGCCTGCGGTTGTGCGCATGGAATACCGGTAATCGGACTAGGTGGCGTATGGAACTTCCAGAGCGCGCGGCTGGGTCTTATGCTACTACCGTCCATCACCGCCTTCCAATTGGAGCGCAACATATATATATGCTACGACTCCGATTCCAACAACGGCACCAAGGCCGACGTACAGCAGGCGCAGTACCGGCTTGCGGCCCAGCTGACGGCGCATGGTGCGCACGTCTTCCACATCGACCTCCCACCCATTGACGGTGCCAAGGTCGGTATGGATGACTACATAGTCAGTCAGGGTATGGAATCTTTCTTAGCCTTGGTCTCTGAAGCCAAGGAGATGGTATACAGCGCTGAGTTGCACAAGATGAACGACGAGGTAGCGTATATACGCTCTTCGCAGGAGATCATCGAGATAGCCACGGCAAACATCATGACCGCCGACAAGTTTACCAATGTAGCCTACAAGCCACGTAAGTATTACGAGCAGGTAGGCGACGCTAACAAGCTACGCTATACAGCCAAGGAGTGGATGGAATGCGAATATCGTAACGAAGTAGCTAGGCTGACGTACAATCCCGGTGAGCCGTTGATCACCGAGGCGCGTGAATATAACTTGTGGCGACCCACTAACCTTGTTCCTACGCGTGGGTCTATCCAGCCGTGGGAGATACAACTGAATCGCGTATTGCAAGGTGCCAAGGCGGCAGATATTCTGTGGCTGAAGCGATGGTTCGCCGCACCGCTGAAGTGGCCTGGAACTAAGCTGCACAGTTCAGTTCTTATTTGGGGAGCGCAGGGCGTGGGCAAGGGAATTCTAGGCGTGACCATGAAGCGATTGTATGGCGATAACTTCCACAAGACCTCGGATGAAGTGCTGTTCGGCCGGTTCAGCTACTGGGCGCATAGACATAGCTTCATCATGGTTGATGAGATAGAACCCAAGACCAAGTTCGAGGTATCTAACAAACTCAAAGACATGATCACGCGCGACGACATCACCATCGAGCTCAAGATGGCCGCACCGTACACTACGCGGGATTGTTTGAATTACTACTTCACATCCAACAAGGAGAACGCCATTCAACTGGACCCGGATGATAGGCGCTTCTTCGTGCACCAAACCGCTGTGGAGTCTATGACCGAGGCCGACGCCACGGCGTATTTCCGCTGGCTGGACGAGGAGGGCGGTGCTAGTCATCTTCTCCACTACTTCTTGTATGACCTGGATATGGGCAGCTTCCAGCCCAAGGATCGACCACCAGTTACGGACTCTAAGAGCGCGCTGATAGAGGCGTCTATGTCCGAACTGGATTACGTATGCGCTCGTATGTATGCGGACCGAGGCACGGAGATACCGCGACACTGGGCCAAGCGCCACTTGTGGACTACTAAGGAGATTCTTTCCGTCCTGGATCCGGAAGGTAAGAAGCGTATCACGGCCAATCATCTTTCCCGCTGTTTGCGCAAGGCTGGATTCAAGCTGGTAGCTAACGGATTGAATAACGTAATCGTCAATGGAGTTCGGGAGCGTGTGTGGGCCTTGTGTCATGAACCGATGTGTGAACGCCTTGGACCGGCCGACGCAGCTGCTAAGCATAATGAGGAATGGCAGGAGAAGTACGCCATAGGCGGTAAGAGCGCGGCGGAGAAGAAGCCTACAGTGAATTGAGGAGACTACGATGGACGCGAATGAAGAGTACGTGAGGCAGCGGTGGATTGATGTGGCGTTGTGGGACCGCGATTTTAGCCCCTATACTGTGAACCTGCGCTACGAAGTCGAGATTGTTAGCCACCCCGGCAACTTCTTTTGCTTTCACGGGGCAAAGCATTCAGAAGCATGGTCCGCAGCCCGCGCCTTTACCGAGGCCCGCGAAGAGGAGATTCGGCAGGTGGAGGAAGAGATTGCGCTTTTAAATTTAGAGTTTTGGGAAATGCATGGCGAGATCAGATTAGCGACAATGGTCGAACAATACACACCGCTTGTCAGAGAACTTTGTAGGTGGGCACGCATTCTCGCACGCGAACAAGCAGCACTTGCCGAATTGAAACGTGGAATGAAGTAGGAGGCCAGAAAAATGTGGCGAAGATTGCGGATGCTTTGGAGCCTGGCCCGTAGAGGGGCGTGGTATGGCGTGGGGCGCTTCAGCGGAGCATGGCTGTGGGGTTTGACTCACACCCGCTGTCGGCAGTGCGGAGGGCCAAAGAAGCGCGAATGCTGCCCCAACTGCTCACGATGCGCAATGAATAATCTGAGGCGTGCATTAGCAGAAGAACCATAGCCGGTGGCGGGGCTGGAGGGAGAGGGGATATGGCGAAGTACGAGATTCAGCATTTGACGTTAAATGGTGGCGTCACGATACCGGCATATAAGGCGGTTTGCCCGCAATGTATGACATTGGACCTGAAAACAGATTTTCAGACGGATGTCATGCCGTGGGTTGCTACCTGCACAAAGGGGCATCAATTCGAAATCGATCCACGACCGGAGGCGTAGAAATGGCAAGGTTTATTGATCCAAACCACGAGTGGGTTGAAGCGGGGCCAGACGGGTTGCCGACCTCCCAAGCATTTGCAGCGTGGCCCGATTGCCCTTGGCCGGGATGCGAGGCGAAATCCTGCGTGCCGCTGGGATCAAGCTACTGCTTCCCGCATACGATCGCAATTCGCGGCATCTCGGCAGAAGAGGGGCGCAGGCAAATCAAAGCTCGGCGCGAAGAGGCTTTTGGCGTGGGCTGCGATGACGAAGATTCCGGACGGAAGTTGCTGAGTTAGCTCGCGGTGCGCGGGTAAGGATGGAGGACAAGATGACGGCAGAGCAACTGAAATTTAGGCAAGAGCAGGATGAAATCGTGAGGTGCAAGTTAGCAGTTGCACCTTTGCGCTTCGAGGCGAATGGCAAAGAGATGATGTACTGCTATCCCGACTCTAAGCA